AGTTTCTTTAATCCCGGGATTGTTTTTTTCTTTGCTATGGATCTGACTGGTCCTCTAATTGATTTCATGCCTAATCCAATCATTCGTCCAATACCTGATCCGGGTTTGTTCCATAAGTACCATTCTATTTCCTTGGCTCTTAGATCGATCTGTGATTGAATATTGTCAATTTGCTTTTGTCTTCCTTGTAGCTGCGTATCAAAGAGTTTTGAATATGGAGTTGCTCTTATTGGGATTTTGGCTCCGTCTAATCTCCTAATATCTTCGTAACCTAGTTCTTTTCCTTCTCTCAATCTTTCTCTTTCTGATCTAGATAAACCGTATTGAGATCTTCCGTAATAGTAATCCCTTGCATGTTGTGCTTCCTGTGTTTTAACTCTCCTAAGTTCGTTTACAAGGTCTATATCTGATTGATTTTTCCTGAATTGTTGGTATTGTTGCAAGGCAGGTAATACCTGAAAACCTTGCAGTCCTCTGTAATCAGGTCTAGGTGCGTTGTATTTAGGTAATGCGCCGGATTGGTTACCGGCTACACTACCTGAGCCGTACACTAGATTGGGATTGAGATTTGCTGATTTTAATCGTGCCATTTGTGCCTCAGGTGCGTTATACACATTGGCCTTATTCCACATCTCTAAGTTCCTTTGAAATTCTAGTTGTGCAGCCTCTTTTTGAGCTGATATTGTACGGTTTATATTTTGTCTTTGCTGTCTTCGATCTAATGCGCCTTGGATTATACCGCCGACTGTGCCGACTAGTCCCATTGCGTTATCTGCTAACCACTTCATTTTGTCTAGTTTTTTGTTTAAATGTACAGAATTTTTTTAAAATTCGGTGTAGATGAGCAAGATTATATCAAGTAAGGGATCTTGCTATTCGAAATTACTTCGACGTGTCGGCGTCCTCGGTGCTTTCTGCAGCTTCAGATTGCGGGCTCTCCACAGGCTGCGTTTCCGCTTTTGAAGCTTCAGATTTTCCCTCGTCGCTTTCGTCGGTAATTTCTTTTTGTTGAGCCGCAAGTTCTTTGACTTCGGCTAGTCTTGTCTCGATATCCTCTTTCAGTTCCTGAAGTTCTGTGGCATCGAGTCTTTTTAATTCGTCCAGGTCGGGGGATGTGTGAGAGCTGTCATCGTCGAAGTATCCTTCGTGACCGCCTCTCACGGGTATTCCTTGAGAATACATTTGAAGCATCTCTGTAATGCTTTTTACCTGACCTTTGATAGTCATTGATTTACCTTTAATGGTTTCCTGTTCTTTTTTAAGGGGTTTGTAATTGTCTGATGTACGGTATTTCATGATTTTTTTGTGTTTAAATGATAAGTAATTGATTGAAATAAATGCTCCGCTATCCTTCCGGCGATGCCGTCCGGATGATTTTAATGTGTCCTGCGGACGGCTAAACCCGAAAGAAGGCTTTCGGATTCTTTTAATAGAAAAAAGCTTGTGAGGGGGATTTATACCCCCTCTGTGAGCTTGTATCCTACAGGTAAGGTGTTCCGAAGTATGGAATTGGCCTAAGAGCAGAAATATTATTGTAAAGTTGAACATATAGCTTATGTACGTCAGGATCTGTGACAGCGTAAATACGCTGAGTTGGATCTGAGGAAACGAATTCCTCGTTTAATGCTGGTCTGGCAGTGAATTTCCTTCCCATGTGCCAATAGTCGAGATTGTCTCTGAAATCTCCGGCAACATGTGAGCAGCAATATTTATACTCTGCGTAGCGTGATTGGTAACCAAATGTTTCATCATTCCAGTTGTCCGCAGCTGCTTTATCCCAGTATATTTCATGGTTTCTTACTTCCTGTTCTCCTAAATGGGCGAATTCCTTCCAGTAGTAATCATATCGTGAATATTTACGTAAGATCCGTGGCATACCTTGTTGGTAAGCTGTTTTTGGAAGGACTGACATGATGCCTATTACGTGACCATGCTCTAAGAATTTTTTTGTGAAACTGTTTGTCCTTCCAACTGAGATACCGTGTCCTGCTAAGTTACCTTGTGGAGTTGTTGCGGTTTCTCCTGTTTGTAATACTTCTGATATTACTATTGGGGTTTTTCCACCGCCTAGGTATTCGGGGCGTTGGATTCTCGAATCTGGTGAGATAACACCGAAGAAAGATAATAATTGTTCTACGTATCTGGATCCACCTCTTGCAGATCTTTCCAACCACTCTTGCAATCTGTTAGATTGTCGTAGTTCGTTGATATCTATTCCTAAGGATTCGATATTTTGTAATTGTATTGAACCAGATGTTCCTAGGTTGTCATCATCGAGAAAACCGCTTGAATTATATGTTAAATTGTGTGTTCCGGCGTCCTCAATTTTATTACCTAATTGGTCATGGATTGATGATGACGGTTGGTATTGTACATCTCCTTGGATCTTTACTGATTCTTGATTCCTCTGAGCCCAGGGTAAAGCGGAAGTGAAATAATCTTTTTCCCACGGACGGTTTCTAACGGTTGTTAATTCTGTTAAGTCCGTGTCTGTTATTCTACCGCCACCTTTATCGAAGGGAACCGGATCGGTAAGGTTTTGATCTCGATAGTATTCGTTATAGATCTCGAGATATGCTCTCGGTGGTAGTCCTGAGAAATTAAGGGTTGCATCTATTACTTCTGTTCCTTCCGTGACGGGTACGCCTAAATAGTCCGCTAATCGTCCTTTTGTCCATAATGCTCGGTTTGATTGATTCATGACGCAATAAGGATGTTCTGCGGTTGATGCACCATCTTTACCGCCAGTAATGAAATCTTCCCATTCTGACCATATTAAGCGATTGGGGACGAAGAAGTAATGCGTAAAGACATTTACTCTATGCATCATAGGCGCTATCATAGGGGCTAACCTCATGAAGATTTCACTGTTTACTTTGAATGAATCTCCGGGAAGTACCTCTTGATGTACTATGGGTATTAATTGACCCATATTGCATGAAAATTTCATTTCATGCGACAAGTTGAACTTGTTTTTTTTGATTCTGTTAGGCTTTATGCCTGTGAAAATTGTCATAAATTTTACTTTTTTTGGTTTAACTCTAATTTTTTCCTTTGAGCCTCTCTTCTCTCTGCGTAGTAACTTGAAGGGCTCTTATTCGTAAGTTTTTTAAAGGATTCGAGCTCTTTAATGTGACTTGCATCTCCCTTGCGAATGGCTCTATCCGCAATAAGATTTCTTGTTGTTCTACTATAAATTTTATCTTTATAATATCGGGGTATTGGCATTTTATAACCATTGTAAATTACGTGATTTCTTTCGTATGAATCTTTGTGCCAATCTGAATTTTGCTGTAAATAAATGTCTCCTAAAGCGGGATGTTTTGTCATTGTTGCGTACGGTTTCTGAGATCCCGGGGGATGCTCTTTTTTTTTGTGTACATATCCCGTTACGTAATGTATTGATGATTCTGTGACGGTTCCGACTTTTATGAATCCTTTTTCCCATATCTCATGCAATTCAGACAATATGCCTCTTGTAATGTTAAATATAATCGAATGGTAGTGCGGTCGTTCAAATTGACCGCCGTATTCACCTATTGAATAATATCTAATTTGGGGCCAGTCTTTCACACGTTCCTTTTTTAAATACTTTCTTTGTCTTTCTTTCAGACGTTTATGAAATAGTTGTAAATGATCTTTTTGGAGAGTGTAACCTGTTATCTCTCCGGTGTCGTCTTCGACTATTAAAGGACAATTTTTGTCCTCATAAGTTAGTGTAAGGAAGTGTGAAGTAATAGAGTTTTGTTGCTCTTGATGTAATCTAAAAGACCATGCAGAGCGATTATTCTCTAAACAAAAGGCACACGCCCCACAGGGGACGTGTCCTTTAAAGTTCTTCTGTTTAATGTATATCGGGGAAATACATTCCATTGGCTAAAGCCTTATTCCGCCTCGAGAAACTACATATCTGCGTTTGGATTTTCGACCTCGTCGAACTCTCCTGCGTGATACACCGTATCGACGTTTACCATATCCTCTTCTACGTCTCATAATTTTAATTTTAGTTAGTTTTTATCTACCGGATTTTCCGGATTTTCTTTCTTTTGATCATATATCTTCTGAAATGAAGATTTATGATAATCGGTTGGCTCGTATGAAATAATTCCATTTGCCCAACCTGATGATGATTCTTTGATTCGCTTTTTTGTTCTGCGAATCTCTTTCTTGTTTTCGATTATTATCGCAATTATTATTCCGATAATGACCATTGATAAAGCATAAATAATGATAATCATAATGTACGGGTTTAGTTAATTAATAGAATTTTTTTGTCCATTTCCAATCCGGCAGTTTCTTTAATCCCGGGATTGTTTTTTTCTTTGCTATGGATCTGACTGGTCCTCTAATTGATTTCATGCCTAATCCAATCATTCGTCCAATACCTGAT